AGAATCAACCTTTACCCGCCGCCCGACAGTGCAACAACGGATTGATTTCATAGACGCATGGATGGATGAACACCCGGGGTCAATCCCTATTGCTGCTGGAACCTTTGCCAAGATGTTGACCTACATGGAGGGTACCCTTTCTCCGTTTGCTCACGACCCCTATCCTGACGACTTGCAATATGATACTGACAAGCCACCGGGTTACTAAGCATAATCGAATATTGACCGTTGCCAGTTTATTGCATCCAGTAATGACTGACTAATTTCAATCGGAACCCTTGCTCTAAGGTTGGAACGAATTGGTGAGTGCCTCTTGTCCTTTTCTGCCTTGGTGGGAAATGCAGCTGGGACAAACCCAGGGAAGACACCCCACAGAATGTAAGCCTGATTTATTTGTGCAGGCTTCCCAAGGAGGGGTTCGAAGTGCTTAATTGCTCCTTTTACATTTTCAATTACGAAATACTTAGGTTTCAGCATTTCAATAATTCTGATTCCACACTTGAGAATTTCAAGTGAAGGATTCTCTGGCCTGGGTGCAGAATAGGCCAAAGAGAACTCGAGGCAAGGTGGTGAGAACCAAATCAAATCGGTATTAGTGAACACTTTCATTTCATCGAGATTGTCTTCAATCCATTCCTCAAATTCAAAGATGTCTATTTGCTTTGTATGGGGAACGCCAGACATCATAGGATTGTTGTCAATACGCAATACTTCCCAACCTGCTTGGACAAATGCCTCTGAAGCACCACCTAATCCTGAGCATAGGTCTAACATGCGCTTCATGCTGGTGACCCCTCAAATTTCTTCTTGAGTGCATGGTATTTGTCAGACATCTTTCGGGCTGACTCTTTCCACATCTCCACTTGGGCTTCTAAAAAAGCAATGTCATCTAATGTAGTATTCTCCATCGCCAGATTTTCTCGCACCCATTGTGAGAAGTTCGGTTTTTTTGCTTGCAATCTCCCATGAATTGGGACATAAGGTAATCAATTTCTGCCTCATATTTACAGCGAAGAGGCCAATCCTATATGTATACTCCCCAAAAAGGCGGGCCTTCTTGCGTAATTTAATTATAGGGATGAATGACGGTGGGGGTGGTGGTGCAAAAACAAATGGAGGACGGAGGAACCTATCCCAGGCCCGGGGTAGAGAAGATAAATCCGTTTGTATATGCACGACATTGATAGGTCGCCTTTGCCCTGCAGACATTATGGCAGTAGCAAAGACTGGCTCATTTTACCTGACTGAAACCGTAACTTTAGCGGCTGCCGCTTTAGATGGAGCGAGAGTTCAAGGGACTGTTGACCTGGGTGCGTATGTAAATGTCCCAACTGGTCAAGCAATCGCAATTGACTCTGTTGATTTCATCTACCAAGGCGGTAGTGACTTCGGAAGTCCCGCTTCTCAATTCACTGTTGCCAATGGTGCATTCCATGTTCAACTCACTGACGGAAACCCTGATACTGAGTTGATTGTTGCAAATGATCATTCTCTTATTGCATCGGGTTCACTGAACATCGACCATGTGAATAACATCGTTTCCCATATGGCTGACCTCTATCCTGATAACTTCGGTCCTAATGCACTTTCGGAGTCTTTTATGGTGGTCAATGATACCCTTTTCCTTGTTGCTGGAGTTGATGGTACTGCCGTTAGCGTAGGACCAGTAAATGTTACCGCTCGTATTCGATGCAGAGTCGTTAAACTTTCAACCAAAGACTGGATGGCAATAGCAATTCAGAGTACTGCCTCTGACAACTGAGGCGGTATAATGGAAATACATGTTCACATCCATGACGGGACTGTCAAAGAAGGCCGAGCGCCACGTTCAGAAAAGAAGAAGGCCACAAGTGCTAAACCCGCTTCATCCAAACCTAAGCGTAAGGGTAAACCGATGACGAGGAAGACCCAGCTAGCAATCAATAGAGGTCGAAAGGCAAAGGGCATGAAGCCTATCAAGTGGAAGAAGAAAGGGGCTTGAATATGCCTGAAGATGCTACTGGTGCTTTAACCGGCCGTCGATTGATGACTAAAGAGTTCATGAACTACAAATGGTCATTCCTTGCTGGCCCTTACCCTGGGCAACCTTGGCACTCATCGTTTGACATTAACGATTGGGTGATAGGAGGAGGAACCCAGGCGTGGATTTCCTCAGAGACTTACATTGACTTATCAGGCTACAATAGGGACGACTTAACCACCTTCCCTAATCAAATATCCATACAAGAGTCTGGCTCTTTTAGAATGGTAGAAGACTTAGCAAGTGCAGAGACAGGGGCGATAGTCTTAGACATCATCACTGAAGAGAAATTACCTGATGATGGTACTACTAAGTTTCAGGACCTTGTCACTAATATGTTGAATCAAGAAACGGCGCCTGGGTTTCATTTAGGTCCATTGGAATTTCAACAAATCATTTATGGTCGCATGAGGATGTTTGGTCATGATAGTGCTGTATGGACTGTGACCCAGGGCAACCTAACTTTACTGAATGAAACACAATTCGGTTCCGGCTCACCAACTACCGCAGCAAAGTTGTGGTGTACTCGTATCGTTATCCCCCTGGGTGAATATCTTCAGGCGAATTCATTCATCATTATACCTGCTGCAAGATACATTCTTTCTGCAACTATTGGAAAGGAAGCCGACCTCGAGTATCTAATGCGTCTTCACCGTAGTTACGAGTTGGGGACCGCATGATTCAATGGTCCTTTGTGGTTGACTCTTGGGAGCATCCCTTCAACAGATGGAGTAGACGGCCATCGCCGGATTCAGGAATGATCCTTTCCACAATCCGACCAGAGAAGTTACGGGTAAGATTTACCCCAGGCCCAAAAGTCCCGGGAGAACCAAAACCTGACGTGGCGGAATCCAAACCAAAGCCTAAGATTTATTCACCAACCAATGGTCTTACTTATCCTTGGCCGAGAGATATTTTCGGTCAGAGAATCTTTGAACCAGAATCAACCTTTACCCGCCGCCCGACAGTGCAACAACGGATTGATTTCATAGACGCATGGATGGATGAACACCCGGGGTCAATCCCTATTGCTGCTGGAACCTTTGCCAAGATGTTGACCTACATGGAGGGTACCCTTTCTCC